CCATCTCATCCATTTCACCGCGCATGTAATTTGCTGCAGTGATTATATAATCTTCAGCAAGAGTAATTTTGCTTTGAACCCACTCTGGTAAATTTGTATTGTCTTCAAGCATGTCATGAAGCATTTTGGAATTGTGCATAATGCTGCGAAGTTGTGACTTTGCCATATCGCCTTCGTAATCATATTCGCCTGAATCTTCATCATCATTCTCATCTGAATCTCTATTCATATTCTTAGATTTCATTGCTAATATTCTCATTGTCAGTGGCATTAATGTTCGTTGCATTGGACCCTCACATTCTCTTAAGTCTCTGTTTTCTGGTTGTAAATATTTTTTCATTTCATTTTCAATACTATTATCTGAATCATATGGCTTGACTGGTAATTTTTCTCTGTTATATTCATCTTTACGCTTTTGTATTGTTCCTTTCGCATAGTCGGATTGTTCGGGAGGACCATCGCCTAGTGTTGGAATATCGATTCCATAAAATGGCTCAGTGTCTATAATGATGGCTGTATCATTAGGATCTAGACCAGTATCTAGATCTAAACCATACATTCGTCTTAGTTCTTCAGTAGATTTTTCTTTTCGACTTTTTTCTCGTTCCTTTAATTTAGGATCGTTTAGAAGTACATCATTTTCATAGTCTTTCCAGAATGCGGTATTCGTAACCGTGTTTGCAAAATTTCGTACCATTGCGGCGCCAGGCATATCTTGCATATCTTTTTCTATTTGAGCATCTCTCGCCTTTTGTGCTTCTTCTTTAGTTTCATATTTGGTGCCACGAAAGGAAAATTTTCCATCTTCAGTCTTAGTAATTTCGTACGAATTTTCTTTTTTAGTTTCTTCAAATAAACTTCCAAGACCACCACTTTTGAGATATTCTCCACCTTGCGCAGCATCTCTTGCGGCTCTAATAAGATCTGCATTTGTTTCGCGACCGCCACCCATTCCTTCTCCACTTTCGCGGCGGCGGTCGCCCATGGCACGAACACGATTAGAAGAGACTTTTAATTGGTTACGTTTTTCTGCAGCCTGACGAATGGCTGCAAGTCTTTGTTTTAGTTGTTTTGCTTGTGTAACTTTTTTAAGGCTAGTGGTTGCTGCTGCAGCAGATCTTCCAAAGTGTTCTGGATAATTTAACTGAAACCACGGTTTTCTTTCTGGGAAAGAACGAAAATAGTTCTCTCTTCCTGCAGAGGACATTTTTATAACAGCTGGTGCACCTTTTTGCCAACCTTCCATCTTTAACCCTCTAGATTTTCCTGTATTATTACTTTTAAATCTGTCGTTCCACGTTTAATTCGGTGGTAAGTATATGCTGGAATAACATATTCTTGTCCGACGCTGAGGATCTGCGGGAGCTGATTTTCAAATTGGATTTCCCAATTATCTCCTTCAAGAACCTCTACGATTCTATCATTATAATCCCTATGCCATACAAGCTCTTCGCTTAGAATATCCTTTGAAAATGTGCGCAGGAATACTCCATTATTTAGGTTTTTTTGAATGTATGGACGATTATCTACCACCATTGTTGTCCCGTATTACTGAAAAATCTTGGCCAACGGCATGCCCAATAAGATGCACTAGTGCGATCCTTATTTCCATAACAATTATGTCTTGCGATGAATGATTTAACTCTTGCTGGTTCATTTAAACGCTTTCTCATGCCTGATTGACTAAAATTAACTTTTATTACGTTACCTTTTTCGTTTTTTACATAAACCGCACCACCTCCGCGTGAACGGAATGGTTTGCCGATTCCCTTTCCTTTCGTGGGATCACTCTCTTCAAAAATTTCAACCTCTTCATTTTTTGCTGACTGTATCTGCTTGCGTGTGGGTGCACCTTTCTCTCCTGGTTTACGCATGCGTTCGCCTGATCCACGTTTAATTCGTTCTCGTTTCGCGCGAATATTTGCCCATAATCCAGGACCTGCCTCGAGAATTTGCTCCTCCTCAATTTGATCACAATCACCACAGCAATTTGGTGTGCCGCAATTTGTATGATTTAAATTAAGTTCATCAGCAGTTTCAAAAGGAAAATCTAGTAATACTGCTTCACCATTGTATTCACCAATTTCACCGATATCACTTTCCAAAAGGTCCTGCTCAGATTCATCTCTTGGTTCATATAGTCCTTCTGCATATAATCGTTTTGCTTCTAGAATCATTGCGAAGAACATGTCTGAACCTGGTCTGAAGATATTCTCTACCAATGAGATATTATTATCGTTATGATAGTCAACAGCTTCAGAAAGTGTAGGCTTTTCCTTCTGTTGAGTTGCTGGATGCTTTCTAAGTTTTGCAGCAGAAGCAAAATCCACAGGAACAACATCGCCTTCTGATATTCCAAGAACAGGAAATCCGCTCACAGCATTACCAGCATATTCTTGAGGAACATATCTTCTTGCTTTAGTTGTTTTCAAATTAGGTGTAAAGTCTACACCGTCTTCGGCGCCATCATTTTCACCTTCTTCTTCCTCTTCTTCACCTTCGATTTGCTCTTCGTCTTCAAGTTCTTCGACTTCTTGCTCTTGGAGTTTTTTTCTGATGCTTCTAAATGATTTTCCAGAAGTGCTATAAGCTCCAGACTCAATTGATCCATCTGACTCAGCAGTTGTTGATTCTTCTTGCGATTGTGGTTCGTAAACTTCTGTACCATATACTTCAGATGGGAAAGCATCTCGAATCTCCTGATCTTGTCCTGGCGTCATTGCTAGTGCATAATCTCTGTACTCATCTGTACCGACAAGCTGCATTTCATTTACATATTCAATTGATTCTTTTATCCCCATTCTTCTCTTAAACTCATCTATTGGGTCATAATTTTTTTGATCACGTGTTGCAACACTTGGTGCGATAACTTGACCACGTGGTGCGATAACTTGACCACCATAAGGAGTATCGTCTCGTTCAAAAGCATTTTTTTTACTGTCAGATTTTGCAAGATCATCGCCTGGATATCTTGCACGCCGCTCTGCAGCATTTAGAGGTCTTCTAACTCCAGATAATCGAGCTAGTCGTTCACCTTCTTTTTTCCAATAGTCATCAAAAGACATAGCATTATCTGGATCTGCTCCCTTAAATTGTTGTATATTGAGTTGATCGCCTAGACTATGCTGTAACTCATGAGCTGCTACATTTGCCATAGATGAAGCAGTTCCTCTTACAGTTAGATTTCTTTGAACAACACCTTGACCCCCAAAATGAGCTGGCATATAGTATCCGTGCTCCATACCGCCTGGAGATTTAATTGCAGTGTTAAATGCATTAGCAGACATAGGATCTTCGATATTTGCAGTCATATTTTTAAGTGCATCTGGATAGCGTTTTACTAATTCAGGATGGCTTATTAAATCTTCTGCTTTACCGACTCCTGGTTTAATTGTCATTTCATCGTCAGGAATTTCAACAACACTTATTCTTCCTGGCGCTTTCCACACACCAGTTTTTGCGAAAACTTCTCGGTTAATTTGATCTTGAGTTTTTCCTTGATCCTTAAGACTTGATTCAACCTCAGCTGCCTGTTTCAGTTCAAGATTATTTGCTGGAACAAAAATTTTCCGAACGCCTGGTTGATTTTCAGGATCCATAGAATCTTTCTTCTTAGGCACCAAAACACCTTTATATTCGAAAGGATTAACTTCCGACATTGCTTTTTCAAACAATACATTTACATCGATGTGTTCTACATGATCGCCCATGTAACGACCTTCGCCGTATCCGCGACCGCTTGGATCTGCATTTGGATTATGCAATCTCTCATGTTCACGACGAATTCGTGCTAATTCTTCCTGATACTCTGGTTTATCAATTTGTTTTTGTATTAACATACGTGCTCGAGATCTTCCGCGAGTTCGTTGTGCATGTTTTGGTTGACCCAATTTTCTTGCTGCAGCAGCTGGACTTTGACTATAAGTTGCATTAATGTATTTGTTATATGTTTCAATATCTAATTCATTAAGTTGCTCGGCGTCTTCGCGAAGATCTTTATCAGCTGTATGATACGTTTTGCCTTTTCTTAAGAAAGAATTAACTCGAGCATGACCCCATTGCTGCGGCGTGGTTCCTGGACGATGTCCTGAATTCCATGCAGCAACACCACGTCTAAACACTTTCTTTAGAGTGCTGAGTGGAACATCAAACTTGTCGGCTTTCGCTGACAATGATAGTTTAGACTTTTCTTTTTTCTCACTCATTGTTATTCTCGTTATACTTTCCTGTTAGATACCATCTTTGTGATGATGGGTGTTTAACTGCTTCCCAAATTACATTGTTATCAGAATACGCAGCCTTATTTTCACTTATAATATTTAATCTATTTGCTGGAATTGATAATTGATTTGTAATTAATTTTGTAGTGTCAATAAGATCTTTAAGATTATATAATTCTTTGAGAGTCTGCATTTGCTTGATCATGCTGCGCTTTTGCATTACAGCAGTGATGTTTCCGCTACGTGGTGCACGATTTTTTCTTGGATCGATTCTTGGTGGGATTGGCGCATTAAAGTCAATTCCTTCACCCATTGCTTTACGAATAGCAAGAGTATGCTTGCTTGGTTTTGTTTCTGCAGTTGCATCACCTGGAGCTGGTTCATATGCTTTTGGATCGCTGTCAGAAAGGTTTGCCTTTTCTTTCCAGTGAGCAGCACGTGCTTTCGCAGTGTCTTTACTCAAACCAGCAACATATTTTTTTGGCAAACCAGATTCTTTATCTTTAGCCACTTTAGCAAACTTCTTTTCTCGCAGAAAAATAAATGATTGTAGTTGTGGTATTGCAACTGGCATTATACCATTTTCTTGAATACGCTGTTCGAGTTTAACAGTTTGATCTTCGAATATAATTTTCTCAAATGCGCTCGGCGCATTAATATTCATCGAATTATTAAACACGAATACATCTTCTAATGATTCAACTAACTTCTCTACAGTTAGGAATTTCTGAATACGTTTAGATTCATTTAATGGAACTTCACGTTGTTCATTTCGTACACGACTGACTTTGTTTGTAACAGAAACGTAGATATAGTCAAAGTTATAGTTCTCATGGATAGCAATAACTTCATTAATTTTATCTGCATCAACAGGACCATTTATAACGAGATTTTTATTCTGTTCAAATAATTTATTTGCTGCGCCGTTTAGCACTTGATCAATTTGAACTTCCATTAAATCGTACTTGGCAAATGTGTTCTTCAGAACAAAATCTTTACCGCTGCCTGGACCACCAATAAGGAAAAATGCAGTTGCGGATTCTTTGAGTTTCTTTTTTTTCTTTTTATTTTTAATTGCAGCAAATGCAGATGTGAGTCTATCATAGAGCATATTTGCAGTTTCTTTATGCTCATCAGGATATTGTGCAATAAATTCGTCACGCTTTCCTGCTTTAACTAACTTTCGAAGTTTAGTTCCTGACATTCCAACTGCACCCTTTGCATTTGGATCGCGTTCACCCGCAGAAGCAGTTTTAACACTTTTAATTCCAGGAAATTCTTTTTCTTTATACTTGTCTAAGAATTTCCATTTATTCTGATCTTCTTCACCACCACCTAAAATTGTAACATGAGTGTGTCCTTGCTTCTCAAGATATTGCATCATTTGTACTGGTGTGCGAATATCTGGATCACTTACAATATTAGCGGTTGGAAATAATTTTCGCATTGCAGCAACCTTCGTCTCATGATCTAGTGGATCATCTTCCGTTCCAGTTGTGTGCGTTGGGAACACATAATGTGTACCGCCTTTGCTTTCTGCGTGTGCTTGTGTTGCAGCAATTGCGGTGCCGTGACCCTCAAAAGTAGGAGGGTGATATCTTCCGATTAATACTGATGCGTTGCTCATAAGTTATTTCATTACCCTTATGCCTGAAATATTGGACCACGTTTTTTGCCGTTTTTTTGATGCGGATATTTATGAGGATTTTTCTTTCTGTCTTCGCGATCGCGCTGCGCACGTTCGCGACCACGTTCAAGCTCAAGTTTTAGTTCTTCTTCATACTTCTTATTCATATCGTCAATCACTTTTTGCTCAGTCGGATCTTGCGTTTCGAGGTTTAAATATCTATTTTGATACCAATCTGGGTATCTTAAAGATCCTTTATCATCATATTCAGCTTTAGGTTTTAATCGAATTTTCCCATTTTCATCTTTAAACATAAAGTTGCCTTTATCGTCTACAAATTCAAATTCTCGTGACGGGACATTTTGTTGCTCATTACGAATAATTTGTTCATGAATTTTGTGACGAAGATCTTTAAATCTAATACTGTTTTCTGCCAATGTTGAAGTGATTTTTGTTGGAGATTTTTTTGATTGATTTTGTTCATTAATATCTTTAAAACCCATTATTTTCTTATACAGATCGATTGGGTCGTTTGCACCAGCACGTGCTCTGGCTGCAAATAGTGGACCATTAGAACCGCCATAAAAATGATCATAAGCACCTTGACCACCTTCCTTCTTAACCATTGCTCGTTGAATAGTATCAATATCTTTTGAATCTATTTGTTTATTTGGATCCAATCCTGATTTTGTAAATACATCATCGATATATGCATTAGGATCGTTTGGATATTTTTTCCCAAGCGGCGTATTGTCATCTTTTGGTGCATACTTATTAATCATTTGTGCACCTGTCATTCCCTTGCCAGCATCAATCCTAATTTGACGCTGCATGGCGTCCATACCAGCTTCTTGATCTGGAAAAATCGCAAATCCATGTTCATCAAATCCGATTGCGTTATCTAATACATATCCAGGTTGTGTTAAATATTGTTGCGTTTTAGCGTCAACTGCGCGCAAATTACCTGGATTATTATTTCTAATTGAACGGACTTCGTTTAATATATTTTTATTTGGCATTTTATTGTGGTTGTTGATCAACCTCTACCTCTTGTGTTGGTTGTCTTGCAAATCGACCTCTACCAAAATTTAGTCTACTAAACTCTGGTCTGTTAATAAACTTGGCGGGAATATCATTACCTGTTGTTTCGTGTGGAATTACAACAACATGACCCTCTTGAGAATTAACAGATTCACCAGTTTCTGAATCAGCCATTGATCCTTGCATTAGATTTGAGTTGTTTTGCGCATTTGCTTCGAGTGCTGGCAGAAGTGCATTTTTTGCATTCGTGAGTTCTTGATGAATACGAATCGTTTGTCTCCATTTAACTGAGTTCATATTCATATCATTTAAAATCTCATCGCGTCTCTGAGTAAAAGCATCAACCTTTTTCGCATTATTTGGATTTTGAATTTGTCGTTCAAATTTTTGTCTTACATGATCAGTTAATCCTTCATATGTAAGAGGAGAACCATCACGCACTGTTGAATTAATATATGTTGAAAAATGATCAGCATGAGCAGTGGCATGATCAAAGTCATGTTTCTCTGCCATAATCTTTACATTCTTTATGGCACGATCAAATGCAGCTTGATTATCGGAACCATAATTCTCAGAATTTGGTCTCAGTGCACGTGGATCAATTATATGTACATCTGGATGTGTTCCGAATGATCGTAATGGAATATTAAATTCTCTTCGTGGGAAAGTCAGCATCATCTGACCAGTTTTTGGATGTGGTTTGAAATATGCACCACGATATCCTGTATGCACCACAGCTCCAAATTGAGAGTTTAACATTCTTTGTCCAATTTTAGAATTGGCTGGAGCAGAGTAATTAATTAATTGTGGATTTGCGGAGACAGTAACATTACCCTCTTCATCTTGTATTTGCTGCAGCATATTTTGTGAATGCATGAAGTCAGCTTGATAAATCCCACTCATTGGAGAGACTTTTGGGAGATGTTCTAAAGCGAGAGATAATTTCTCAGCGAGACCTGGTTTGTCACCATAAAGTTGTTGAATTTCTTCTGGTGTGGTGGCGAGTTTCTGTGTATTTTTATTAAATGCAGATTTAGTCGCTACGAAAAATGCACCAGGTGCATATCCGCTATTCCTGGAGCCTTTATTCGGCATACGACCGAAAATAATTGCTGGTGCACCGTCATGCTTTACAGAAACCTTGGCATCTGAAGGTTCTCCCCTCAGATAACTGTGCATACTATTTAAAAATCGTAGAGATAGATTCAGTCCATTATTACCATGTTTGACAAGGTAATCTTCAACGTGCTCTAGATGCCCGCCATCATGAACACCTTCAGTTTCAAACTGAGCAGCCTCAATTAAATATTGGCTAAATCTTAACATACGCCTCTTCCACTCTGTGGGATGGTTATATGTTCTATTTAGTTATTTTTTCTAGTCAAGATCCCATATATAATCTGATCAATTGTTTCGTTTATGGTATATTCAGGCTTGTATCCTAAATTCTGAAGTTTAGTTGAATTCATGAAAAAAGAGCGAGAAGACTGCACCTTTTTGTGAAACTCTTTTTGCTCTATAGTACGAATTTCTGATCCAGAGTCCATGGCATCTCGAGCATAGCGTATCGCATCTCGGAAGATTATTGGTCTCCCATTTCCAATATTATAGATAGAGTCCAACTCTGCTTTTGCGAGAACTAAATCGATTGCTCGAGCGCAATCGCGAACATCAATATAATCACGATAAAAATAACCAGAGTCGTAGAGGTCGACGGGTCGGTTTGCAGCGAGTTCGCCCAATAGATATTGGAGCGCATTTTTCTTCGCAGATACCTTTTTATCTTGTTTACCCAATACATTTGCCAATCTCAGAATACGATAGTTTAAATTGAACGTCTCGCAGTAAGACATAAGCAACTGCTCGGCGCATCGTTTTGTAATCGAATAAAATCCTTTTGGATCACAAGGATCAGTCTCAGGAATACCACGAGAACCCTCGCCGAAGCCAGAGTCCTGACCATAAACAAACCAAGAACTTATAAAGTTAAAACAACCCTTTTGTCTAGTTTTCTGCATATAACTGCGATAACTATCCAAAACCTTCATTAAAATTACAAGGTTTGTATTAATATCTAGTAAAGAATCACGATGCACATTGTAGTTATCAACTGTGCTAATGAAATAAAGAACATTATCTGATCTTACCTCATAATTATCTCGATCATTCAGTATCCATGGTGTTTTGGTGGTTCGAACATACTCCGAACCAACAAACCCATTTCCACCAAATATGTTTATGATGCCCATTTTTGCATTACGCTTTCGTAATACTCCCAAACCTTATCACCATAATGAGGTGGGCAACCAACAAAGAACACATTACTGAGTGCTTTGTTTGCATTTGGATAATCTTCTGCGTTTCCAAGATGTTTGTATCCAGGATGTAGTAGAATATTGCCAGCAAAATAGTTACGAGTTTGAATTCTATTTGATTCTAAGAATGCTTGTAGTTTTTCTTTTATTTCAGCAGTGTTTGTAATCAACGGAACACCGAACCAACTTGGATCAGCCTTCTGTAAATTTAAAGCAACACGAACTCCAGGAACATATTTCTCAAACATCTTTGCAACTCTATTAAAGTTCCATCGGCGCTTTGTATCAATCTCGTCGATTTTCTTCAGCTGTTCTATGCCAATCGCACCTTGCATATCGAGTGGTTTGAGATTATATCCCATGTTTGAAAAGAGATACTTGTGATCAATTACACCATCATATCCGTCAAGCCATTTGTCAAAACGATTGCCACATGTACCGCAAGCCAGTAAATTAGCAGCACCGATGCAGCGGCAATCACGACCCCACCAACTAATCGAACGTGCTGTATTAATAAGTTCTTCGTCATTTGAGCAAACCATGCCTCCTTCGCCAGTTGAAATGTGGTGTGCAGGATAAAACGAGCATGACCACGAATAATAATATTCAGTCAACAATTTACCATCCCAGCGAGTACCGAGAGAGTCGCAGTTATCACCGATCAAAAGTAAATCATGTTTATTACAAATCTCTTGTATACGATCCATGTCGGGTGGATTACCAAGCACAGGTGATACAAAAACAGCTGCTGTACGATCTGTAATTTTTTCTTCAAGTTTATCGAGATCAAAGTTCAATGTGTTCATTTCAATATCAACGAACACTGGTGTCATATTGTTCTGAACAATCGGAGCGATTGTAGTTGGGAATCCAACAGGAGAAACTAAAACCTCCGCACCATCTTCAAGTTTGAGATGTTTTTTAAGAGCAGCGACCATTGTGAGATTAGCTGATGAACCAGAGTTCACCATATGACAATGTTTCGTATTGAACTTACGACCGAATGCCCACTGAAATTTCGCAACCTGCTCGCCAGAAACGAGCCACTTACCTGTGAGGAATGCAGTTACACCAGCAATGACCTCTTTCTCATCCCAATATGGACCAGAATAGAATACAGTATCTTTTTCAGCATTGAATTCTTTACAGTTATATGCATATTTGGGAGTGCCAACGGCGGCAACCAAATCTTCAATCATCTGTTTCACTTCACTCATTATCTCTTCCTCAAAATTTGACCAAGATATTTGCCATAATCTGACTTACTGTACTTCTCTGCAGAACGACGAACATCATGCTCAGTAATCCATGCATTCTTATACGCAATTTCTTCTGGGCATGCAATCATCATTCCTGTTCTCTTTTGCACTGAACCCACAAACACAGAGGCTTCCGATAGAGATTCAAATGTTCCTGTATCAATCCAAGCAATCCCGCGATTTAAATACTCAATCTTGCAATCAAAATTCTCTAGGTAAAGATTGTTAATATCAGTAATTTCTAATTCGCCTCGCGCAGAGGGACTGATTCTCCAAGCATATTCTACTACTTTATTGTCGTAAAAGTAAAGCCCAGTGACAGCATAATTACTAGGTGCAATTTTAGGTTTCTCAACAATCTTAATTGGGTGACCTTCTGTATTTTGCTCAACAACACCAAATCTCTCTGGATCAGAAACATGATATGCAAAGAGCGTACAACCACAATTATTCCAAGTTGCTGCATTAAATCGATTAATTAATTCATTTCCATAAAAAATGTTATCACCAAGAATCAGTGTAACATCATCTTTGCCAATCCATTTATCGGCAATACGAAAACACTCAGCAATTCCTTTTGGTTCTAATTGAACTTGATAAGAAATTTCGATTCCCCATTGAGATCCATCGCCGCAAAGACGTTTAAATGCTGCGACATCATTCGGTGAATTAATAATCAAAATATCTCGAATACCTGCCATCATCAGCGTTGATAATGGATAATAAACGAGAGGTTTATCATAAACAGGCAATAACTGTTTTGATGTAACTTCAGTGCATGGATATAATCTTGTTCCTAGTCCACCAGATAGTATAATTCCTTTTCTCATTT